GTCAGACATTAATAAAAAAATTTCTGAAAGATTAGATATAGATGTTGAGACCCTAGGGAAAACTAATGACATTATCAGCAAGGAAGACCGTGATTATGTAAACACTTTAGGAGAGAAAGAAAACAAAAAAGTTTTACTATATCTAGATATTTTTAGAGATAACCCTGAAATAGTTACAGACTATTTACAAACTATTAAAAAATGGGGATCAGAAAAAGCTGCCAAAGAAGCCGGTTCCAATAGCGTCTTACTTTATCCTAAAAAAATTAAAAAATTACTTGAAGAAAACCCCGAACAATTTAGCGAAGATAGTGCAAAAAGATTTTCTTTTTATAATGATTTAGGAGAGCATCTTTACAACATTCAAATAAGAGAAGACCGAGAGGGGAGAAAATATCAAAAAGAATGGCTTGGTAAAAAATGGACTAAAGCTGGATTAGCAACTACAGAAGCGGTAGGAGATAGTGTTAGGGGCCTATCACTGACTATTGCTGGTCTTATTGATAAAGTAGGACCTGAGAATGCAGCCAGCGCTGTTGACTGGATAGAAGCGAACTGGCCTAAGGCAGATGATATTAAATATCCAAATAAACTTTCACCTTTTGCACAAGAAAGTCTGTTTTCAGACTTAGTACAAGGGTTAGCTCA